TTGCTTTTTTTTGTTGCCGTTTGGCAGATATAGCGGAGATGGCGCTTTGCGCCAAGGCTGTGCCACCCGCTATTAAGGGTAAGACTAGAGGTCCCATTTTTTTTGTAATTTAGGTTTTTTTTTGTGTGTTTTAATTGACGGTGTCAATTAGCACTAATATATCGAGAGGGTATAGTGCTTTTTGTCCCTTTTTGGAAGAGTTTTTTGTCACTCCTGGCTTCCTGCGCTCACAGGTTCGCTAGGGGCGCCAGATGTTTTTGTTGTTTCTTCCGTAGGGGGGGACATTTGTTCTTGAAGATTTTTGATTGTTTCAAGGTTTTCCTGGAGTAAATCGAGTTTCTCGAATTTATCCAGTTTTTCGAGGTCGGAGAAGTCATCCTCGGAGTAATTTGGTTGTCTGGTTTGTGGTAGACTTTGACCGCGTGCGAAGCGGTGGAGTATTTCAGTTACTGACATAGCTTGATCAGGTACTGTTAACGATGGAAGGGTTGAAGTTTCTTTTTTTGTGGTGGTTCTGTTATACCAGGTGTTTATTTCAACCTTCTTTACGATTTTTGGCGCGCTCAGTGGCGCGTTTGGTTCTGTATTCTGCTTTGTGTTGTTCATAATCTGTTAAATTTTGTATGTGCGTAATTTTAGAAAGATTTTTTTCTTTTTCCAAATTTTGCTTTTGAATTATTTTTTTAAGGTGATAGTTTTGTTCCAGGATAATAGGATTTTTTATTTTGATTTTGCCAAGAATAAGATGTTCTATTTCAATTTCAGGTGCGTAGAGTTTGTTGCGGTAATACCTGGGCATTGGTATTTTATACTGTTCTATTGTTACATAGTTTTCATTTGGTCTATTAGTATGATATTTTATTATGTTAGGGGTTAAATAGTTTTTTCCGAGACCTTTAGACATAAGTCTGAATTCTTTTTTACGGTCGTCGTTTTTATGTTTAGGTATTTGAGGTTCTTTTAGCATGTATTTTAGTGTATATGCTGTAGAGGCTTCTGTTATATTTCCGATGTGTATTTCTCCAAGGTTCCAGGCTTTTAATATAGTTTCTTGATCTGTGTTAAATAGTAGTATGTGATAATGTGGACGCATTTTTTTAGTACCATACTCACCAACGGCAAAATATTTTATATTTTGGTTTTGTGAGTGTTTTCTTAGACGTTTCATAAATTTTTGTACGTCTGTTTTGTCTAAAGTAAGAAAGCCTTTAGGGGAGATTGGTATTGTTTCGGTGTTATATGTTAAGGTTACGAATAGCGAGGATAAGCTTTGTTTTTCTTCTTGTTGAAGGCGGAATGCCCATTGGGAGACTATGCGCATTTTGCAATCGTAGCATTTTCCGCATGGTACGGGGATAGAAGAAAAGCCGTCCACTTGGACGGCTTTTGTAACTAGGAATGGGAATTGGCAAGCCATTCATTATAGGGTTGGAGTTCCGTATTTAGGCATTTTTCTTTGTGCTTTGATTTTGTTTAGCACGTGTGCATAAATCTGATCCTGATCAGCGACTGCGAAGATGCGGTCGAAGGTTGTAGGGTCTGGGTAAATGAATTCTTCATTTAGTGCTGGTGTAGAGGCGAACTCTCTGCCAAGGTGCCAGAAGTTTAGGGTTTCCCTGAAGTCACCAGCAATGCGGTTATTTTCGTATTTGTATTCGGCATATCGTGGAACGTAGCCGAAAGTATCAGCAGATTCCTGGGAAGTGCTTTGAGAATCCCAAAAGATTTCTTGGTTTGTTATTGGTTGTTCGCCAATGTTGGCGAAAGTAGGCCAGTAGTATTCCAAGCGATCGAATCGAGAGAATTTTTTGTGAATTCCTTGGGAATAGGCTGTGTCAGGCATAACAGAGAGAAGGCCGATAATGTGGCCATGTTCTTCGCAATAGTAGTTGAGTACTTTAGAACCGCCAACGCTGATTCCATGGCCTGACATTTGGCCAACAGGATTTGCTACAGTATTTGTATCTGTTAAGGTTTGGGCGGTTGAGAGGACTTCAGATATTACCATATTTTGAACTGATCCTCCAAGATATTCGGGGCGCTGTAGACGTGAGTCTCTGGAGCGAACTCCGAAGTGTGATAGAATTGATTCAGCATATCTAGTGCCTCCGCGTGCATTTTTTTCGAGCCATTCTTGAAGACGGAAGGCTCGGCGTAAATTGTTGATAGATGCGGCTCCAGCTTGGAGTTCTGACATGTCGGCGAACATTGAGCCGTTTGGGTCATAGTAAGAAGGAGGATTGCCAGATATGGCGGTGCGGAAAATTCCAGTTGAAGAGGTTTCAATATTTCCGGATGACGTGATAAAGGTGCCATCAGTTTTTTTGATTCTTCCGCCTGTGTTTTGGGGTGCAGGCATAACAGAGGGATCGGTATAGATTGATACGTCGTTGAAGTCTCCGATAGGCATAAAGACCTGATCGCCTTTTTGAGCATAAGGAAGAGCAGAGGTGAAGTAATCATGTGACCAGGCACGTGGTAGACATTGATTTTCGGTGAATTTGAGTCCAAAGATTGCCCATTCGTCAGGGTCGCCAATTGCTGAGCGGTCGCCGTTATAACCGTCGACAAGTTCCGACATTACGGTCATGCGATCCTGTAGTGCCTGGGTTGTGTTGTTTTGGTCCATGTAAAATTCCTTCCAGATTTTTGCATAAGCGGCAAAAGGAAGAGCGGAAATTTTTGGTTGGTGTCCAGGTGTAGGATCTGCATATACAGGTACACCCATATAGTCAGCAGGTGAACCTTTGCGGACTCCTGATTGTAAGGGGTTGGCTGGTAATTCTGCGAAAGTTCTTACAGTAGGAAAGAAGTAAGGAGGTTCGACATCAAGGTTGCCAGTAATCCAGTTTTCCCAGTTATCCCAGATAATTCTATTAGGTACGAAGAAGTAATGGGTGGTAACTTTTACGCGATGCATGATAGGTGCCAGGAGTGTAGTAAATCGGAGCATGTTTTCGAATCCGATTTTAAAGTTGTCGCCTGGTACACAGTCCACGACGGTGGTAGGTATTAGCATGCCCATTTTCATGGTGAATTTGAGGTCATGCGATAAATCAAAGTAATTACTTTGAGGGTTATTAAGTGCGATTGTATTAAAGAGATTTTTGTTCATTTTGTAGAGAAGTTTAGATTTTGTTTTGTTCGGGTATCGGGGTAAGGTCTGAAATAGACCTTACCAACCTCACCGCGAACTTGTTTAGAGGCGGTAACCGCCTCTTGATACATAGATTTTTTTACGGCTTGTTTTGCCTGGTCTGCGCCTGGATTTTCTTCGTGATCGTGCCATGTTTAGTCTTGGTTTTTAGTTAACTCCGCCAGTGTATCCTGGGCGGATTTCAGGTTTGCTTCGAGCATAAGAGTTATACTTGCATTATATTTTAACATGTTTTGAAAGTAGTTAACTGCCTGCTGTGCTCCCAGGATTTCAGTTGTTTTTTCACCTTCAAGGATTTCAGTTGTGTCGATAATTACTTTGTTTGTTTCAGACATTTTTTTGTTTGTTTAGATTAGTTTATTTGAATGGGTTGTAGCGATCGTACCAAGGTTTATTGGGATCATTCTGCTCATTTGGCAGGAGTCGGGTAATAAGACTTTCAACTGTTTTCCACCAGAAGGGATCTTGAGGGCGAATACCTTTTTGCGCAAATTCTGAATCGAGGCGTTTGACGTTGTAATCAGCTCGAATGTTAGCAGTTTGTGCTGTAGTAAGAGTATTTCCAGTTCGCATTTGTATAATGCGTTCAACTGATTCTGAGACAGATTGTGTAGTTTGTATGGCAGCTCTTTCATCTGAATTAAGTGTGTATTGGGTATCAGCTTGCATTTTTTTTAAATTTTGTTCAAGTGCTTGTGCACTTGTTTCTTGCATCCGTTGAGCGAATCCTAATTCAAATTTGGATTTTGCGGTTTCGACGGAGGTTTTGGCTTGCTGGGCGATTTTGAGGAGGGTTTCCTGCTGGATTGCAGTATTTTCAGTACGGAGTTTATCGAGGGAAGCTTTCTTGATATCCCAGTCGGTAAAAGCTTGTAGGCTGTTAGTAATACCGCCCAGATCGACAGGTCGATAATAATTATCATTAACTCGTTGGAACTCAGGAGCAGGCGAAGCGTTTCCAGATGCTCCGCTGGGGTTAGAGCCGTAGATAAGATTAGGATTGAGGTTAGCGCCTTGGAGGCGAGCCATTTGGTTTCGGGGATCATTATATAGGTTTTGTTTTTCCCATTGGGATTGATTGTATTCATTTGCTTTTTTTTGTTGCCGTTTGGCAGATATAGCGGAGATGGCGCTTTGCGCCAAGGCTGTGCCACCCGCTATTAAGGGTAAGACTAGAGGTCCCATTTTTTTTGTAATTTAGGTTTTTTTTT